CCAATAACGACTGTTTATAATGATAGTGGTAAACTAGCGTTTATAAGTCTTTATCAATTAAATGTAAATGACTTAGTTTGCTGGACTATATATGCTGAACAAGTAGAACAAAGAGTTGCTCTAAGCAAAGTACTTAGACCAAAAGCAGATCTTTAAGGAGAACTCAAATTCAATACTTTTATGATGCTCAGATTAGAAGATATCTCGCACAGCTTATACGTATGTTGAGTGGGTTTAAGATCCGTTCTGTAGATGGTACTGAAAAAATAGTGCCAGTTATGTACGGTGATCTGTCTCGTCAAGCAGCAAACATAATAAGAGACAATTCGGAGAATAAAGTTCCCAGTGCACCTAGAATCTCAGTTTACATCTCTGATCTAAAAATGGATACATCAAGATTAGCTGATGCTAGCTATATTAACAAAATTAACATTAGAGAAAGAGCGATTGATCCAGTCACTAATGAATATACTTCTCAACAAGGTACTAACTATACAGTTGAAAGACTTATGCCAACTCCATATAAGTTAAGTATTAAAGCAGACATATGGACTACTAATACTGAACAGAAATTACAGATATTAGAACAGATATTAATACTATTCAATCCTAGCTTTGAAATACAAACCACTGACAACTATATCGATTGGACTAGTTTAACTGCTATCTATCTTGAAGATATAACATTTAGTAATAGATCGATACCAGTAGGCACTGACAGTGACATTGACGTTGCTACTATCGGGTTAGATACACCAATATGGTTAACACCTCCTGGTAAACTAACACGTCTCGGTGTTATTCAGACAGTTATTTCAAATATTTTCACCGAATCCGGAACTCTTTCAAACGATTTTATTTACGGGCAATCAGCAAGTACAGTTTATGTTAGCCCAGGAAACTTTGGTGTTCTAGTATTAGCTAATAAGATGTGGTTAATACCTGATGGTGGTGCAGTCGTTGACGAGTCAAATACGTCTGTTCCTGTCAAATATAATATAGATGTAAATTGGTTTAAACTGTTAGATCAATACGGAGAGTTCCGTGCAGGTGGAAGCAGAATCTACTTAACTAAAATTGACGGTACAGAAATAGTAGGAACTGGTGCAGTTGATATAACCAATGAAGCAGTTATGTTAGTTAATTGGGATCCGGATACTTTTCCAACTAATACAGTTATAGATGGTCGCGGAACTATTGATGCTATCGTAAATCCTTTAACTTATAATCCTACTAATGTTGCTATCGGTGTTAGATATTTGATATTAGAATCAATAGGTAGTACTACCAATCAAGACGGTGCTGCTGGTTGGAAAAATTCCAATGGTAGTGATTTTGTTGCACTAGCAGATGACATTATAGCATGGGATGGTAATAATTGGTCTGTTGTATTTCCTGCAAGTACAGTATCAGATGTAGTTTACATAACCAATCTTAAAACTAATATACAGTATAAGTGGAATGGTGAATATTGGACTAAGAGTTTCGATGGCGAATATATGTCCGGAAAGTGGCGTATCGCATTGTGATTAAAAAGATCAATAGCAGTGGTGCTTTTTTTCTAAGCAAAAATACAAAGCGTTTCTTACTATTACAGAAATCCTCAGGTAAAAAAGAAGGTACTTGGGGATTAGTTGGTGGAAAATCTGAACCAAATGAATCAGCCTGGCAAGGACTTCAACGAGAGATAATTGAAGAAATAGGCTTTTTTCCTGAAATTATAAAGACTATACCTTTAGAAACATTCGTCAGTGACGATAGTCATTTTAATTTTCAAACATATATCTGTATAGTTGAAGATGAATTCATTCCTAAGTTAAGTAACGAACATCGAGGATGGGCCTGGTGTGAAATTGATAACTGGCCAAAACCAGTTCATCAAGGTATTAAAAATACAGTTGGAAGTAAGATAACAAGAGCGAAGATTGGAACTATATTTGAACTATTAGATTCGATATCTAATAGATTACCAAGTAGTTGATCCGTGTGCTGTGCGTTTCCAAATAACTGTAGAATTATCAACATAATCAGCAGTGCAATAATAAATGTATGACGAATCAAATGCGATCATACCAGCTTTATCACCAGCTGCACCATAATTGTGATCAGGTACTGATCCGTTGGTTTGTATACGTCCCACTACCTCTAAAGTTTTAGTTGCATGTAAGATCATGTTTAATGTTTGATCTTTTGCATTAGTAGGTGTGTTGTAAAATTCTATACGACTTGGATTTTTAGATCCTTGTACAACTGTACCATCTACTGCCCATAGAATTTCTCCACCACCGTTAAGTGCAGCACCGTCCCAACCAAGTGCACCAAATTCCATTAATACATCGTCTTGTGCAACAGCAGCAGGAGCATTAGTTGATCCACGATATCTTGCACCATATGCAAAGCTACCAAAAGGACCATTTTGGTCTGTAGTACGATATGATACTAAACTAATACCAGCATATCCGCCAGTGCCGTCGATTAGTGCATCGCTACAGATTTCTAAACTTGCCCCAAATGCTTGATTGTTTCTGTTAGAACCGATATTTAGACTAACAGGAATGTGTATTTCGCCACCGTTCTTTATTTCAATGCCATATGGATAATCTACACTAGTAATACCACCTGCACGTATTTGTGTTGTATTGCTGTTGCCACTACCTAATATAACATTATCGTTAGCATCAACTTTAGCTACGGCCATAAAAGTGCCTACATTTAAAGCACTTTCGATTTTATATTCTTTATTGTTAGACAGACTCAATCCGTTAGTATTAATTCCACCGATATGTACAGTTGCTTCTTCTTCTTTAATTCCGATTAACAAATCATACAAATCGTAATCGTGTTCGTCTTGTACATATATTCCTTGTCCTTCGGATAATTTTATTGATCCGGTTATAAACAGCGCAGAAACTGTCATGTCAATTGGGCCAACATGTTGGCTGATACTAACTGTATAAGTACCGTTGCCGCCACTTGTTCCAGTTAATTGTTGTACAATAAATGTATCGTTTGCTACACCAACACCTATAACATACTGTTGAGCTGATATTAATCCATCAGCTGGACAATCTGTGACAGTTAGTGTAGTACCATTAATTTCACCTGTGAAAGTTGAAACTGTGACTGAAATGCCAGAACTACCTTCTCCTGGTAAAATATTAGTTGTACCCGAAACTAATAAGTTTCCTATTATATTCACATTGCCGTTATCAGACGTAGTGTCAAGGGTGATATTACCACCCTTGGCTACTACTTTATAATCTCCGTCAACTTTTATAACGTTGCCTGACATTTAAACTTACTGATTACCTGTGACTGGTGTTAATAGTATATAGTCAGCTGTACTATCGTTGACTAGTACCCAAGTATAAACATTTCCACTCCAATCTGTTGCTGTACGTTTTTTTAGATTACGTAAAGCGATCGGAGTTGCATGTCCTGAAGTTGTATAACCTACAATACGCATTTCACCATTTGCTGATGGAGTTCCGCTAACTAACTTTGCTGTTTTAACTGCAAGTGCTACACCGTTTTGTGGATCAGCACATTCTGCACTACAAGTAAACAATGTACCAACTGCGTACTTAACTGGTGCACCAACTTGATGCCAATCTGTAGTATCTAGCACTGAGATAACATATTGTGATCCAACAACAAGACTTTCGTCTTGTACAGCTGAACTATCAACAACTTTATATCTACGTGATCCTACTTGTTTTAGGATGTATACATCTGTTTGATTTGAAGCAAAATATGCTTCGCAACGAATTCCTGCATTACTATTTGCATATGTACCAAATACTTCTGTACCTGCTACGTCTCTTCTTACTGGACGACCCATGATTAATATCCTTTTGTTACTGAGTTATGTTTGAAAGCAAACGGGGTTCCGCCTGTTCCGTATCCGTATTTTGTGCTATTAGCCGAGCAGCTTGCTCCAAGTTGGAACTTTTCTGCCCCAGCCCACTCTTGGAACCAAATACGTATTGGATACCATTTGTTTGCTGTCATTGCAATACCTTCTGTTGCTGCGTTTCTTGTACCACCGGTTTGTGCAAATAAGTAAGCACTTGATGAACTGCTTAAAGGTGATGCTGATGCTGGTTGGCCAATCCAAACGACACAATCGTCATCTACTGTAGCAAAAAAGTTAAAGTTTCCAGTCACAGGTGCTTGAATATAACCTTTCCATTCTAGAGCATAATTATTTTCGTCATCTAAATCTGTACGTCTAAATCCGCTATAGATATCAACTTCGTGCGCTGCTGTTGAAATTGGTCCATTTGCTGGTTTCATAAAGGTCACATCAAACGCATAAGAACAATCTTTTAGATATACTGTTGAGAAGTTACCTACATATTTGCGACGATACAGACCGTCTATCGGTGTACCTGGAACTGTATCTACTGCACTAGCAGAGATATTACGATATGTCATACCAGATGCACTAAACGCATCTACATAACTAATGCTTAATACTGTTCCTGGAATTGTTCCTGATCCTTCAGCACCAGACCCCGGTAGAGGTTCATCTGGAGCCATTCCTGGCGGAATAGTCGGACCGTCATCACCTTCTAAATCTGTTGCATCTGTCATTGCTGTATCGGTTCCAGCTTCTTCCATCTGTACATAGCCATCAGTTAAGTCTACGTTAAATGTCCACGGCTTACTGATACCGTTATAACTAACACGATGACGAGTAATTTTTGTAATTTGATAAGAATCTTCGTTATCATCAAGAATAGTGATAGACATTTCACCGGCTTCTAAATCAGCACTTGCTTTTGCTTTTAGATAACAAACGGCAATGTTACCGTCAACGTCTTCGCATTTAAATCTTTTAGAACCTGTTTGTTTTAATATATAACCTTTAACACTTTCAGTTCCATTATGGAATTGAACTTTAATATTATTATTATCATTTGCGCCAAATAATTGTTGGCGGCTAAGGGGTCTACCCATTTGTTTCTCCTTAAGACGTTTTAGGTCTACGCGGTGGGACCGCATAAAATCTAATTGTATTTATCTTTTAGACAAACTTGCTATTAGGTACATCTTAGAAAATGTACGAGTTATGTGATTGATTTCTTTTAATTTTTCTTCTCTTAATTGCTGATGATATAGTGTATTATGTCTGCGTACACTTGTATCAATAACAGCGAGTTCTTTTATTTTAATTTCTAAATTCTTACGTATACGCAGATAGTCATTATAGAATTCTGGCATTTTTTCTATGAGTAAACGGAGATTTTTAGAGACAGCATCCCAATCTTCTGGATTTTCTATAGTTAGATTTTCCATATTAACCGTCCGTTGTTAAACTTATATATTAATATCTATTTACATCTTGTCAAGAGGTCAAAAGAAAAGCGGGCCTAAGCCCGCTAAACTTGTTATCATCCTATAATATTAAGAGAACTTAACATTACCGAATGTGTTGCCTAGACCAACCTTACCTAGGTAGTCAGCTGCGTTACCAAGCGATGAAGCTGCATTGCTGAGTTCAACGTAACCATAACGTGTCATGAAGCTAACAACTGGTTCGAATGTTGCTGGATCAAGTACGACACCGCTTGACATTAGAGGAATGTATGGGCAGTAGAACGCAGGAGCGTCAGATTCGCTTGAACCTTTGTATCCGATTAGGATGTCTGTTGCATCATTAGCATAAGCATTTACATAGATACGCATTGCACTGTTTAGAGTACCAACGAACTTAGTGTTAGTTGGAGCTTCAAAAGTACCTTCAGTTGTACGAGCAAATGCTGAAGTAGTTGCTGACTGTAGGATTGTTAGCGCGAATGGGCTAACAACTGCCCAGTTACCAGCACCACGACGTGTACGCTG